ATTCCATTCCGGCTACTGTCTATGGAAAAGAAGATTTGAAAATTTATGTTCCTTCAGGAGTTGCTCGTGCTTATGTTCGTGCATTAGGTGGATTTAGTGTTGCTGCAACATCTAATTCAGGTACAGAATCAAAAGGTACACAATGGTATACAAATGGTGAACTTTCTTTTGATGGTATTCCTTTGTTCGTTGTTAACGGTCTTGCTGCTAATACTGCAATTTGTGCGCAGTCTTCTAACTTGTATTTCGGTACTGGTTTAATGAGTGATATGTCAGAAGTTCAGGTTATCGATACGAGCGCAACTTTGGGTGATAAAAATGTCCGAGTAATCATGCGTTATTCAGCAGGTGTACAAATTGGAGCAATCGAAGACGTAGTAACATACGGAATTCCTAACGCTGCAAACTAATTAATTAAATTATAAACTTTAGAGGGGATTGGGTTGTTCCTTTCCCCTTTTTTAATACTTAAATATATGGCTTGTGATGTTACAATGGGAAGACTTGAATCGTGTAAAGATTCGATTTCCGGACTTTTAAATATATACTTCGCTAATTATGGCGATTTAGCTTCTGAGACTGCAGTTTATGGTGCAGCAGAATTTACTGACCAAATCGCAACTTGGGATCCCGTAGGAGCGACTGCATTAAATTTGTACAAATATGAATTGAAGGGTGCAAATGGATTTGAACAAACTATCCAAACTTCAAGAGACAACGGAACTACTTTTTACGAGCAAGTTTTGACAGTTCAATTGAAAACACAAAATGCTGCAACTACAAAACAAGTAAAATTGTTGGCTGCGGGTAGACCAAGAGTAATTGTTGAAACAAGAAACCACCAATTTTTTATGGTAGGACTTGACCAAGGAGCAGATTTAACGGCTGGAAGTATTTCTTCAGGTACTGCAATGGGTGATTTTAATGGTTACAATTTGACATTTACTGCAATGGAAAAATTACCTGCCAACTTTATCAATTGCACAACTGAAACGCAATTGAAAACAGTATTTACAAATGGCGCATTGCCTGCGGTTGTTGTTACTGCTTAATCTTTAACAAAAAATACATTCAATTAAGGCGGCTTTTATAGGTCGCCTTTTTTGATTTAAAAAACAAAATAACGAAAAGTTAATTATAGTTATATATGATTATTCTAACAACCGAAAATGTAAATACGCAACAAGTTTTCTTCATTCCAAGAAGTACAACTTTCACCAATGTATACGTTACGGATGAGCAAACAAATGTAACGACTCAAATAACTGGTTATGTAATTTCTGATTTTGGATATTACGTTCAATTAAGGGGTGTTTTTAATCTTAAAGAAAATCATTTTTATACAATTGAAATAAAGAATAATTCAGATATAATCTTTAGAGATAAAATATTTTGTACAGACCAAAGTACATCTACATTTTCTGTAAATAATGCACAATATACAAGCAACAATACTACAAATACATTCATAGTTTATGAGTAATAACGTACACATACTTAATTTAGCAGCATATTCTACACCAACTATTCAAGAATCAAAGAAAGATGCTTGGGTAGAATATGGAGTTGACAATAATTACTATTCTTTTCTTATAGATAGGTATACGAATAGCACAACGAATAACGCTATAATAAACAATATATCACGCTTAATATACGGGCGAGGTTTAAGTGCGTTAGATGCGTCTAAAAAGCCAAACGAATACGCACAAATGATGGCTTTGTTTAACAAAGATTGTGTGCGTAAAATCTGTATGGACAGAAAAATGCTTGGACAATTTGCGATTCAAGTACATTATTCTAAAGACCATAGTAAAATTCTTAAGGCTTATCACATACCAACTAATTTAATTCGTGCGGAAAAGTGCGATGAAGACGGAAATATCGTTGGTTATTACTATTCTGATGATTGGACAGATGTAAAGAAATTCAAACCACAAAGATATTCAGCATTTGGCACATCAAAAGATGAGGTAGAAATATTATTTTCTAAACCTTATGCGGTTGGAATGAAATATTATTCTTATCCTGATTATCAAGGTAGTTTGCCTTATGCGATGTTAGAAGAGGAAATTGCGGACTATTTGATTAACGATGTAAAGAATGCGTTTAGTGGTAGGATTGTAGTAAACTTCAACAATGGAGTACCGACTGAAGAACAACAAGAACAGATTAGTTCTAAAGTAATAAACAAATTAACTGGTGCAAATGGAAATCCAGTAATCGTTGCTTTTAATCGTAACGCAGAAAGTAAAACTACAATAGATTCTATTCCATTGGATAATGCGCCGGAACATTTCCAATACCTATCTAACGAATGTTTAGGAAAAATAATGTTAGGACATAATGTTACTTCACCTTTATTATTTGGAATTGCAACATCTACCGGTTTTAGTTCAAATGCTGACGAATTAAAAAATAGTTCGATACTATTTGATAATATGGTTATTCGACCAATGCAAGAAGAAATATTAGAAGCATTTGATTCTATTTTAGCTTACAACGGAATTAGTTTAAAATTGTATTTCAAAACATTGCAACCTTTAGAGTTTACGGATTTAGAAAATGCACAAACAGAAGAACAAGTAGCGGAAGAAACGGGTACGGAATTAAGTTCAATTGACGAATTAGACCTATCAGAATTTGGCGAGGACGTGCCGGAAAATTGGATGCTAATAGATGAAACAGAAGTGGATTACGATTCCGAAGATGAGTTAGATAATGAAATTGAAAGCATAAACAAAAAAACACCTTCTTTACTTTCTAAAATATACAATTTTGTAAGCACTGGAACTGCATTTCCTCGTTCAAAAAGTGAACAAGACGATGTTGTAAATGATTTTAAATTCATTACACGTTACAAATATAGCGAGGGTTTATCCACAAAGAGTCGAGATTTCTGCAAATTAATGGTAAAAGCTAAAAAAGTTTACAGAAAAGAAGATATTTTAAGAATGAGCAGCGCAGCGGTTAATAAAGGATGGGGCCCTGAAGGTGCTGACACTTATTCTATTTGGTTGTACAAAGGTGGCGGAGATTGTCACCACAAATGGATTAGACAAACATTTGTGGCACTTGGCGCAAATTCAGGAATAGACCCTTTATCTCCTAAAGCAGTAGAAATATCAGTTGCAAAAGCAGAAAAGGCAGGTTATAGAATTAGAAATCCAAGAGAGGTTGCTATGAAGCCAATGGATATGCCATACAACGGATTTTTACCAACTAATAAAAGATTTCAATAATGGCAGAAGCATTACTAATAACCCGAGACGACATCGTTAAATTCACTGCGATGAATGGCAACGTAGATACTGATAAGTTTATACAATTTGTCAAAATCGCACAAGATATTCACATGCAGAATTACTGCGGAACAAAGCTACTTGAGAAGATTAAAGCTGACATTATAGCGAATACTTTAAGTGGTAACTATTTGTCGCTTACAACTACCTATTTAAAGCCGATGTTGATTCATTGGGCAATGGTTGAATATATGCCATTTGCAGCGTATACAATAGCTAATAAAGGAGTGTATAAACATAGCAGCGAAAATAGCGTTAACGTAGAAAAGAATGAGGTAGATTTTCTTATTGAAAAGGAAAGAAGTATAGCACAGAATTATACGGAAAGATTCATTGATTATATGAGTTTTAATAATGCTTTATTTCCTGAATACTATACAAATTCAAACAATGAGATTTCACCTGATTCAATGAACAACTACACCGGTTGGTATATATAACAATATAAGATATGGCAAACACAATAGGATGGGGACAAGCAGCGGTAAATAATACCATTGATTGGGGTAAAGGCAAAACGAATAATACAATAGGATGGGGTACGATTTATAGTTCGTCACCTTATGGAGATACGGATTTAATCGGAACACCTGCGGGAGATGCAGATGCAAACGCATTTATAGCAGCCGCAGCGATTACTGATGCCACACAAAAGAGAGCAATTGAAACACTTGTTGTTGACTTAAAAGGTTACGGTGTTTGGTCAAAAATGAACGCAATCTATCCATTTTGTGGTGGAACGGCAGCTCAACATAAGTGGAACTTAAAGAATCCAGTTGATAGTGATGCTGCAGGTAGAATAACATTTAGTGGTGGGTGGGTTCATAGTTCAAATGGAATTACATCTAACGGAACAAATTCTTTTGCAGACACAAAATTAGTTTACACTACTTTAAATAGTGGACATATGTCTTTATATTCAAGGTCAAATGTAAATGAGGCAGGTACGGTTTTTGATATGGGTTGTACTAATACGGGTAAATTTCAATTGTTAGCATTATGGGGAGGTATTGATTTATTTTTGGGTGGATTTAATTCCGATTCATATCCAAGATTTGCGATGACAAACTCAAGCGGTTTGTTTATAAATAATAGAACATCTTCTACTGCAACAAATTTATGGAGAAATGGCGGAAAATTATTTCAGTCTACCGTTCCGGTTTCTGGTGTTCCTAATATGAGCAACTACATTGGTGCATATCAATTAATAGGCGGACAAGCTGCTAATTACTCAACAAAAAACTATGCTTTTTCTTCAATAGGAGACGGTTTAACAGATACCGAAGCAACTAACTATTACACAGCCGTACAAGCATTCCAAACAACTTTAGGACGAAACGTATAAAATATGAAAATAACAGATTTAACACAAGAACAAAAGGCTATATATGTAGGTCTTTTGACAATAGAGCAAAAAGACTTATTAGTAGGTCAAATGTTTGACGAGGATAGCTATTTTAATCCTATCCAAGATGACAACGATAATTGGATTATTTCAATTGAAGAAATCGAACAAAATTTAAACCAAACTTTTGGATGGTTGCAAGATTTGGAAATGATAATTTTTGTACCAAAAGTAAATCCTTTACCATTTTGAAATTAACAAAACCAAAAATTAAAGACATTCAAAAGTTGAAAGTCTACCTTAAAAAAATAGACAATGGCAGAAGTAAAGATAAGTGATTTAACACCTAAAGGAAGTAACTTGATAGCAACAGATTTGCTTGTTATTTCCGAAGATATTGGAGGCGGTTTATACGAGACCAAGTCAATTACGGGTGATGAGGTTTTAAATGCCGTAGCTAAAACTGCCGTTGCAGTACGAAATCAAACCGGAGCGACAATATACAAGGGGACAATTGTATACATATCCGGAACATCGGGTGGAAAAGCATTAATTTCTAAGGCAAAAGCGGATAGTGAAATTACATCCTCCAAAACATTAGGTGTTGTAACTGCTGACATTGCAAACAACGCAAATGGTAATGTACTTACAAATGGTTTATTGACGCTATTAGATACACGCACAACGGCTACAAATCCATTTACAACTAATACATTGGTAATTGGAGATGACCTTTATTTGTCACCAATTACGGCAGGATATGTGACAAATGTTAAGCCAATTGCACCGAATAATTTAGTATCTATTGGTAAGGTTTTAGAGACATCTGCAACAACGGGACAGATTTTATATTCAATTGTTAACGGATATGAACTTGGTGAATTACACGATGTTGATACTACAGGTGCAATAGATGGAAATATCTTAACTTTAGTAGGTGGTATTTGGAAGCCTAAAAATTATCTTGATGGAATTGTAATGCGTACTCCTGACTTGACAAAACAATATTTAGTATCAATTAACAACGCAGGAAATCTAATTACAACACTTATAGTATGACAGAATCTTCTTTTGACCTAATAAAAAAACATGGAGCAACAGGTGTTTTATTTCTTTGGCTTATTGTTACCAATATGAAAGTAAACGAAATTGAAACTCGTTTATTTGATTGTTTAGAAGATTCTGCTCAAGCAATGCAATACGATAAAACACACAAACAATATGAAACACCAATTCAATACTTCGCTATTCTCCAAGATAAAAAATACAAGTATGCAAATCGTAAACGATACATTAAAGCCTAAAGGAAAATATGAAATGAAGCGAATTGCTGCATTTATTTCATTTCATTTTGCAGTAATTTACGCTTTTATTCCTATGTTTTGGCTTGCATTTGAAGTAAAAGAATTTGTATTTTGGGGATTCTTGGCTTATTCTGGCACAGCAATAGGCTTAAAT